CATGTTGCAACGCCAGTCGACCTTTTTAGGCCCTGGCAATGGCATCGCTGTGGTTTTCCATCGTTGTTTTGGACAAGGCACGATGCTTGGGAAACCTTGATGTTTGAGAGTCCACTGGGAGTGAGCGCCCAGATATATCTCGACTGTTTAACACAAACCCATTTCCCTAAACGCATTGCCGCCGCTTTGCGCATGGAGGTGGGCGACCATTAGTGGTCCGGCTTTACGCCGAACGTATCTAGGCTCTGCGGAGCGCTAGCTAGCGGGTTGGGTACCCGCCGTCAGTAGGTGACGCTTCTACTTGACTCTATGGTCGCCGCTCACGGCCACATAGGGTTGAGGGACCCTGCGCGGAAACCGGCGCAGGTGCAGATGTTTTCTGAGGGGGCACGGTTTTATTGGGTCTCAACCCATAGCTGCCCTGTTTTGGACTAGATCCTTAACACCCTCTGGAGGGTCATATCCAGGGTTCGCCCGCTTGTACGGGTTTTTCCTTCCGCTAGGTAGAGTAGTAGTGTACCAACTAGAGAACGGAAGGTTTCGCAGGTAGTTACCCCCTCGGCATGGAGGTGAGGAAAACTGCGAAATTTTGGGCCGAGAGGAGTACCTCCCACCCAGCGCTGCGGTGCAAATAGGGAGACGGCGGAGCCTTTAGTGGCTAGTGGACGCCTTATAAAACAGTTTAATCCATGTCGAGAACTGCTCCACAGCACACCAGCTTGATTCGGCTGGTGGGTTTGCTAATCGGATTAACAAAAGCAAAACGAATAAGAAAAAGAAATCTGGGCGGTCGCTGCCTGTCAGCGACTCGACCGCTAGGTCCTTTGGGAAAGCTGTTGGAGCTGCCCTCGGGGCCAAGTTTGGTCAGCCCAAAGTCGGGGCAATGCTTGGCGGTACTATGGCTGCCAAATTGTCCCGCATGGTCGGAAGGGGAGATTACGACTTGGCGGACATGCCAGTACACAATTCATTAGTCAAGAGGACAGGGCCTAGGCCTTCTTTTGGCGACGATATGATGCATTCTGTGCGTGTGAGGAGAAGGGAGTTCATTAAGAATATCGTGGCTAACGAAGCTGCGTTTTCTGTGGACACCATTATCCTTCAGCCTGGTCTTACTGAACCTTTCCCGTATCTATCGAACTTGGCCAGGTGCTTCACAAAGTACAAGTTTTACGGATTGGTCTTCGAGTTTGTCTCGAATGTCTCTTCGTATTCTTCGGTGCCCTCTATGGGCGCCATGGTTTTGGTTTTTGACCCCAATCAAGGGGCCAATGAACCTTCGAGCAAGATAGCTATGGAGAACATGGAAGGGGCGATCTCTTCCCGTCCAGACCGCAACATAGTGATGGGTGTCGAGTGCGCCGATCACTTAGTCCCGTTCGAACAATACTTTGTTCGGACGGGCGATTCCCCCAACGTGGCATCCGTGGCCGAAGACTTTGGGAAGTTTTACATAGCTTCCGCCGGTCTTCCAGCGAGCGTCTATTCCAATGGTACAGTTCTTGGAGAACTGTGGGTCTCATATGACATTGTTTTGGACGCTCCTAGGCTACCTACGCTAGAGTCGGGTTATTTCTCTTACGGCGGTAAGGAAATTTCCTCAACTCCTTCCACAGCGTTGGGCGCGACTAGTTTGGGAGAGTCAGCGGGCGGACTGTTGTACGACACGTACGTTTCCGACAATAAGTTGCAGTTACGAAACGTTCCCCCAGGGAGTGTTTTAGTGATCGACGTGACTTGGTCGGATTCGACGGGCGTTAATACATTCACGCCCGGTCTCGGAGCCTATGAAGGCATCACATTTTATGCGATGTTTGAAGGTGGCTCTGGTTTGGTCTCTCAGATTACGTCCGGATCCGGCACCAGCATTTGCACTCAACGTCTAGCGATCAAGGTAGATTCTACACCGCCAACTACAGCAGGTGTGTATAATCCTTACTTGTCCTGGACACTGGGTGCAGGCCTTGGTGCCGTAGGCGAACGCGTTTCGCTGAACGTCTATACTCTTGGTCAAGGCCAAGAGTTTAAACCGGTCAGCGCCTAGGACGGGCAGATCGCTCCGTCCCCTCGCGAGGCGAGATTCCGAATCACACGAGACAACGGCCATGAATCCACTTTCGGTTACTATATCGAAGAGCAGGATTCTCCTGGCTATTGCGTCTTGTCTGCTTCCAGCACGCGTACTGTAATTCTTTCGATTACGATGCCTGAGTATACTGATTCACTAGCGTTCATGTGTACGCCTTTGTGTTCAGTTTACGGTGTTCGTAATTCCGAGAGCCAGGCGAGTGTTGGTTTTGTGAGATTTTCCTACAGTCGGACTAACCAGTTTCTATTTCTCACCATGTCCATTCACAGAGGCAATGGAGATTTAGCTTCGTTAGACCCCGGCACTGGTGAGATTTTCTTGCAAGTACTTTGGAATTAGCGCGAGCGGTCGCTAAGTTCGCATTAACCACCATAGGTCCAACGATAACGGTTGGACCACCCCGATAGTGTGGCGGGGAAGTCGGTGCGGACTTTAACGTACAATGTTCGGTGAGGACTCACTCACCATTTCACTCCCGTGGGAAAGGGGGTCGAGGGCTCGATTGGGAGCCCAACCAAGCGGGATTGTTAGCATCATACGGGCTTCCGCGCGCCCTAAGTGATGCTGCCACCAAGGGCAGGTGGCTAGAAGGCGGAGGAATGCACCGCCCAAACAAAGTCGGGAGAGTCGAGACTCCCATAACAAACTCTCAGCAGGAAGAGATGAACTGCCAACCCCGTTGGGCGCATGTGTGTGTTGAAACTCGCATGCTGGTTCCGCCTCGTCCACAGGCGGATTTGGCCGGTTTCCTCTAAGCCATTGAGGTATGGAACGGATGACACTCGCGTATCGTAAGTGACGCAGTCCTTGTTGGAAACGGCAAGGCGTAAGACGCACCGCCTTTTAGGTGGAATGCGAGTGATATTGAAGGAAAGTACTTAGGTTGGAAACCGGTGTCGTTGGGCAGCTATAAGCCGCCCTGCCCGAAAAGCTCAGGACACAAGACACAAAACCACGGCCCCGAAAGGGGCCACTGGTTGACTGTCTTTTCTTGAGCTCGCGGGTTGTTTCTTAATTTAGCCAAGAAACGACCTATGAGCTTCGAGAGAAGGCTGTTCAACTTTCTAGTAGGGCGGAACCAGAAGGAGGAAGACCTCCAATCCTTCTGGCGCCGCCTTGAAGTCTCGGGACGTTCACCCGAGCACCGCCCTGATGAGGGCAGGGGCCTCATGCCGAGGCCGAGCGTGGGCACCGGTAACGGTGCCAATGGGCCTTTGGTAGGGCCCGGTTCAGCTGGACCACCACGTGGTGCAGCTGAAGTGGCCGAGCCATATGATGGCGAGGCCAAGTCGGGGGAAGAAACCCCGACTAACACAGTCGACAACAGTATTGCCTCTGTTGCCGACTTCAACAGAAGCTTGAGAGATCATGCGGTTGTTGAGATCCCGTGGGACCGGTATCTTTGGGACGACGACAGACAGGAATGGTTCCGCGTCGACGTCCACGAAGGACCGGAACAACCGGGATTGATAGGGGGCTCCAAGTTCATTTCTGCTAAAGTGCGGAACTCAGGGACTGGAGGCAAGAGTAAGGTCAACAGTGGACCCGCTCCCCCGAAGAAGAAAAAGGCTCCCACCCCAGCTTCGGACAAGACTAAAGCGAAAGGCAAGGGCAATTTTGCCCCTGAACTTCCCGCCGTCGAGACCGATAAGCCTCTTTCGGCAGAACCGAAAGAGGAAAAAGCTGGGAAAGTCAGCAAAGCGGCTGAAGCCGAACGAAACGATAGTGACTCGGAAGAAGCGGACGATAGTAAAAGAAGACGGGAGAAACGGGGCGGCTTTGCCGACCCGTTGGCCTCAGATTATCCTAACTACGTCGCAGCGGAATTCCCCAATTCCCGTTGTTTGTTCGATGGCCATGAGGTTATCGATATGTTCAGCTATGACTGCGAAGGATCGCCCTTTTGTGGGCCTACTTGTATAGACTTGGCTTCGGGCGTCAGACCGAACATCAAGAAGTACGAGCAGATGTCCTTTGGTAAGGATCCCGTGAGCGCTATGGGCACAGATTTATTTCTGAGAGCCTACGCAGCTTCTAAAGGATATAACCTTGCAGTTTACCGCTTACCGCCTTACGCTAGCGAGCTAGAGTTGGTGCACCGCTATGTAAATAGCCCAGAGCAGAAGGAAATTCGGCTCTTGCACACACCCTCGGCAGCCAGCGGTCATTGGACACTCTTGTGTGCTTCGGTATCTTCCGGCCACAACTTCACTTTCCCGATTTATCAGCCACTCTCAACCAATTTCGGTTGGCGGGAGGAAATGCATATTTCGCAAACCATGTTACGTACCAACAACGTAGATGTTAGGAGCGTCTCTCACAGGCGAGAGAGGATGTCCTACCAGGATGGTTACCGGAAGGTGGAGGTTTGGCATACGTTCCGATTGTTTGGGATCCCTTTATGGACCACCGCAGAACGGTGGACAATGTGTGGTCCCGTCTGCAATAAGCAGGAACATCTTGTTTCAGAAGTCTTGACCAACGTGGGTTACTCTGGCATACAGTCAGCGGTAGCCTTAGGTCATGAGGCCGACAAAGCTTTACTAGACATTTTCCGTCAAAGAGAAGTGAACACCGACGTTGTGCGTGGTTCTACCCTCAACGGAACGGTTTGGTATTTAAAGAAGCTAGCAGAACAATTGGAACGTGAGAATGCCGGAGCTCGGATTAAACTCCCTAAAGACTACACCGGTCTGGTAACGTATGACGTTCCAGGCCGCAGAGCCGTCGTTAAAGGAGTTGATATAATTCGAAATAACCAAGAGAAGCCAGCATTTGAAGGTGGGAACAAAGTGTTGTCGTACACGATTTCGGATAAGAAGCCTGAACGCTTGCCTGTGGCCATCGCGCCGCTAGGCACGATCGAGACCGACAAAGGTCCGATCATGGCGGGCAATTATCCAGCGGGGACGTCGGAGAGTTTACTAGCGGCTTTTGCAGGCCGCAGCATGAACAAACCGCCACGCGAATCGAGGCCGGCCAAGTTTCTTAATTTCTCATTCCTCTTTATGACTTATGTGATAGATCAGACGGATCTCTCTTGTATGGCAGAACCAGACAAGTTTGAATATTTCCGTGATCATTACAAGGAGTCTCGAGGGAAGAAATGGGTTGATAAGATACTTAACGATTACCATGACTGGGAAAATGGTACCGGGCCCCACGACTATGACCAGCACTCAGCTTTTGTCAAATTCGAAGACAGTTCTAAGTTAGATCCAGTTTCCAATGAGTGGATGACCAAGCCTAGACTGATAATGACAATGAGTAATGAGATGCTTGTTAAATGTTGTAGGGTACTTGAACTGATTCATAGGTTCAATGACGGACCTTTCCAGAAATACCAAGTGAAGAACTTGACTCCGGACGAGATGGCTAGACGGATTTCGGAGTTTAGTGAGGCAGCCCACGCTGTCACGGATTACTCAAGTTTTGAGTCGTCCATTGACAAGTGGGTTATGGAAATCGAAGCATTTTGTTTGTTGGCTATGGCCAACTTGGCGGGTTTCGCCGAGTTGGCTAAGGACTTGAAGGTTTTTATCAATAAACCTAGAGTCCTAAAAACTCGTCATGGATTATTCCAGATTTGGACCCGCTGCAGCGGAGATTTCTGGACGTCCTTTGGGAACGGGGTTGTTAATGTCTGCGTTCAAGCCTATGTTAAATGGATTAAAATAGGTGAACCAGACGTTGAACATCCTTCATTCTCGTGGGCCAAATTCATGGACGAGTTTGAGATGTTGGCAGAGGGAGACGATGGGCTAATGCCCCTTTCCTTGCTGAATAAGGAGCTGGTTAACTCCTTGGGGTTCGATTTTTCGACAGCTCAGACGGGAGTGATGCCGGGGGACACTGATTTCCTCGGTTCCCGCTGGGTTGACGGAAAACGCTATCTCAACGTGGCTAAGGTTTTAACCCGAATGTTCTGGGTTAAAAATGGAACCAAGTTGAAAAAGAGTAAGCAATTGTACATATTAAGGTGTATGGCGGCGAGTGTGTATCATTTGTCGCCGGGGCACCCGGTGCTTACGGCAGCAGTCAATCGAATCGGCAAGCTAACATCTGGGATATCCGCCTTCAAGGGAGCACGGGCTTACTTGGATAGGTGGAAATTCCCGGTCCTCGGCTCCTCTTTTCCTCACGACGTACCGGTCGATGAGAGTATGAGAGGGGTCGTTTCGGAGTCGGCAGAGGGGTTCACACCCATCTGCCCGATAGCTCAAAGAGAGCTGGAGCGCAGGCTGACCGAAGATGAATTTCTTTATGTCGGGTCATATTTTCAGGGCGATGAGAACGTAGATTCTTGCGTGGGAGAATTGACCATGACTGACGAATTCGTTGATCGGTCGTCCGGCTTCAATGCGCTCTTGGAGGCTGTACGCTCCGACGAGCAGGTGGTCATCCAGGACTACCGCAAGGACCCGCCCTTGAGAGAAGGGTAACCCCGCCTGGGCAAGGCGGCCGCGTGAAGAAATTATGGGAGTGCATACGAACCATCGCGGGATACTCAGGTGCCCTATTGCTCATAAGAGAGTTGGACGAACCCTTCGTATCTGCGGAAGGAGGGTTGTAGGGG